GACAACATTCATGAAGCAACGAATCCTCATGGGATTATTCGAGTGGAATCAAGGTCTGCAAATCGGCACAGCTCATCGATTGACAACATCACTGGAGACATTTCGTGATCTTGTGCAGGCGATCGAAAGCAATGACGGGCTGGCAAAGCAAGTCAAGCGCATCCGCTGGGCGCATGGATCCGAGGAGATCGAGACTTTGTCCGGTAATCGTTACATGGTCAAAGCTGGCGCATCGGCGGCTCGCGGAATTTCCAAGCCATCGACCGTCCACATCGATGAGACCCGTGAACTAAAAGACGAATCCACATGGGCATCCCTGCGATATACGATGATGGCGGCGGAAAATCCTCAGCTGTGGAGCTATAGCAATGCAGGCGACCAACACAGCCTTGTACTGAATCAGCTTCGCGAGCGTGGCTTAGCAGCGGCGTCTGGTGCGGCCGATGACATTGGATATTTCGAGTGGTCGAGCGATTATGACTTGATCGACGATTCCCCAAGATTTTGGAAAGGTGCAGCGATGGCAAATCCTGCACTTGGCCACACTGTCCACATCGACAATCTCAGAGCTGTCATGAATGATCCGCCGGATGTCGTCCGTACTGAAGTCTTGTGCCGCTGGGTACAGACGATCGATTCGGCGATTCCTGCAGGTGAATGGGCAGAATGTGCAACCGATGATTTAGATTTAGACTTGGAGAAAACTGTCTGGCTAGGTCTGGACTGTTCACCGGATAGACGCGATGCAGCTTTGGTCGCAGCACAGCGCATCGATGATGATCAATTCGTCGTCAAGCTACTGCACACATGGCACAATCCAATCTCGCTCGATGACAAGGCCATCGCAAATGATGTCGCTGATTACTATCAATCAATGCCAGTCGAGGTTGTCGCATTTAGCAAGCGCACATCATCAGCTGTGGCGTCAAGACTTGTGCCAGCTGGAATCCCTATCATGGACATCGACGGCGCGCTTTATGGACAAGCGTGCGACGAATTTTTGGGAGCGGTGACATCAAAAAGATTGCGGCACATTCAGCAGCCAGAGCTGACGAAACAAGTCTTGTCAGCGGCCAAGCTGAAATTTGGGGATGGTGGATGGACTATCGGACGACGGGCATCACAGAGCACTGTCTGCGCGACGGTTGCATGTGCGCTGGTCACGCATTTCGCGACACGCCAAGAGACGGATCTTGACATCATGGTCTTTTGATTGTAACGCTGGGGCAAAATTGGCGCATGGGATTATTTGATCGATTCACTGCAGCCAAGCCGATTGATAACATCGTCGATGCGTCTTTGGCTCCGGTCAATTCACTCGATTCAATCGGTGCGCCATATTTCGGCGGCATTCAATCAGCATCTCGATCTGAGGCAATGGGCGTGCCAGTAATTGCACGCGCTCGCGGAATCATTTGCTCCACTGTGGCGTCACTGCCATTGGAGACAAAGAACAAATCCACAAGAGAGACAGTCTCATCAGCTCGCGTAATCAATCAGCCTGATCCACGAATCACAGGCGCAGAATTTTGGGCATGGATCGCTGAGGATTTGCTATTTCGTCCAGCGGCTTATGCAGTCGTCACCCAGCGATATGCAGACACCGGACGCATTCAAGCGATGGAGCGCGTTGCGCCTGAGCGCGTCGGCGTCTTTACAAATGCCAACGGCACACAGATCGAAAGCTACACAATCGATGGAATTACGATCGCGCCTGAACAGCTTGTGGTCTTTGGCAACATGCAAGAAGGATTGCTCAATCGCGCAGGCCGCACAGTAAGAGCTGCACACGCTTTGGAGCGCGCCGCTTACGATTTCGCATTGAATCCTGCGCCACAAATGGTTGTCAAAACAAATGGCACAAATTTGCCAAAGGAGCGACTCCAGGCACTTAAAGAAACATTCTTGAATCGCACATCAAAGTCAGTCACAGTGCTCAATGCAGATGTGTCGCTAGAGACTGTCGGATTTGATCCAAAGCAATTGCAAATGAATGAAGCGCGTCAGTATCTTGCTTTGGAATTATGCCGCGCCATCGGATTACCGGCATGGTTCGCATCAGCTGATCCATCGAGCACGACTTATTCCAACGCTGTCAATCAGAGACGCGATTTGATCGATTTCTCAATTCGTCCAATTCTCACGATTATCGAGCAGCGTCTATCACTCACAGATTTCACGCCAGCATCTGAGTATGTGCGCTTTGATCTTGATGATTTCTTGCGCGGCAATCCACTCGAAAGAGCGCAAGTGTACGAAATCTTGAATCGCATTGGCGCAATGACAATTGAAGAAATCAGAGAAGAAGAGGACATCATCGGATGAAACTGACAACACCAATCACGATCACTGCAGCCGATTCAGAATCGCGCACGATCTCAGGCCGCATCGTTGCATTTGATGAGCCTGCAAATGCGAGCACAGGCAAAGTCGTATTTGCTAAAGGCTCAATCGATCCAGCTCCGGTATTTCTTAACCTAGAGCACGATCGCACACGCAGAATTGGCAAGAGCTTGGAGATGTCAATGGATGGCGATAGCGCGATCAATGCGACATTCAAGATCAGCACCACACAAGCTGGCAATGATGCATTGGTCGAGGCAATGGATGGATTACGCGACGGATTCTCAGTGGAATTGGCCGTCGAGGATTATGTGCAGGAAAAGGGATACATGAAAGTCTTGAAAGCTGAGCTCACAGGCGTTGCGCTTGTCTCAGAGCCTGCAGTGCGATCAGCAAGAGTCGCCGAAGTAGCCGCGACAGCTGATGAAGATTCCGAATCCACACCGGATGAGGATGCAACACCAACACCAACAACAGAAGGAGACGAAGTGGAAAACACCGTCACAGACGCGGCAGCCGTTACAGAGACGGTTGAAGCCGCACAGTCAGTCACAGCCGCCAGCACCACTGGCGTATTCACAGCAAAGCCACGCCTAGATTTCTCAGCTACTAAGCAGCTCGAAATGACAATCAAGGCAGCAATGGGATCTGAAGAAGCTCGCGCATATGTCGCAGCTGCAGCAGACACCACAGACAATGCAGGCTTGGTGCCAACACGCCAGCTCACCACGGTGATCAACGGCCTAGCAAATGCGACAAGAAGCAACATCGATGCGATCAGCCGTGGCACCTTGCCCGACGCAGGCATGTCCTTCGAAATCCCAAAAATTACCCAGCTCCCGAGCGTAACTGAAGAAGCTGAAGGCGGCACTGTCGCTGATGTTGATCAGAATGCTGAGTTCTTGAGCGTGAGTGTTAAGAAGTACAGCGGATCTCAGACATTCTCCGTTGAACTTTTCGATCGCTCATCACCACTATTCGTTGATGAATTGATGCGCAACATGGCTGCACAATATGCAAAGGTTACAGATACTGCAGTGAATGCAGCATTGATCGCTGGCGCAACAGCCGATGGCACAACAACCACAACATATCCAACAGCTGCAGAATTGCTCGGCGTAATCGCTCGCGGTGCTGCATCAGTTTATGCAGGCACACAGGGATTTGCTCGCAATATGATCGTGAATACATCCCAGTGGAGCAATTTGATGTCACTAAACGACGCTGGACGACCAATTTACAACGCATCACAGCCATCAAACGCTGGCGGAGTAGTTCGTCCAGATTCAGTGCGCGGTAATGTCGCAGGACTCGATCTCTATGTAACAGCTAACACAGCTGCAACAACAGACACAGATGGATCAATCTTGATCGTCAATCCTGATGCATACACATGGTATGAGTCACCAACATTCCAGCTGCGTGCAGATGTCATCGCAACCGGACAAATCTCAATCATGATGTACGGCTACGGCGCAATTGCAACCAAGATCGGCGCAGGCGCGTTCAAGAATAACAAGCAGTAATTTCCACCAATTAAACATCGGCCATTTCGCTCCCGAGGTGGCCGAGCAGTAGAAGGGATGAGCTCATGTCAGCAATCGTCACAGCCTCACAGCTAAGATCAATTCTTGGCGTGAGCTCATCTCTCTACAATGACGCCTATTTGGACGACATCATTGACACGGCCGAAGGCGTGATCCTGCCAATTCTTACGCAGAACACCACAGCCATCACTGAGTACAAACTCGTCTCAAATGTGGCCTATTTCTACACACGGGAGCCACACACTTTTGCAGTAGGCCAATCGGTCGTCGTCACAAAGATGCCATCGCCATTTACTGCCACATTTACAGTTACAAAGGCTGAGGATCTCTACTTTACGGCCGCACTAACAAATGCAGATGTCTCGATCCGTCAGATCATTCCGAATGGCACTGCAACCTTATCCGGCTATGGTGCGGCCACTTATTACATCGGCAATCCAAATGTCGAAAGCGCAATCCTTGCAGTCGCGGTCGAAGTATTCCAAAGCCGCACAGCTGCAGGCGGTCAGATCGAAGGCGTGGACTTTAGCCCAACGCCATTCAGAATGGGGCGCAGCTTGACAAATCGCTGCATCGGATTGCTCGGTGACTTGGTCGATACTCGATCGATGGTGAGCTGATGCCTGCATCAACCATTGCCACAAGCGTCCGAGGCGCAATCAAGACAGCCATCACAGGCGTTGCAGCCAATACCTATGATTCAGTGCCTGAATCGCCTATTGTGCCATTTGCCGCGGTCGTGCCAGCATCGCCATATCTTGAAGCCAATCTGATCGGCACATCAACCCGTGTCAAAGTCAATCTTGTCATCACTGTCGGCGTTGCAATGTACTCAAATGCCGCCGCGCTCGACAACATCGAGCAGCTAATCATGAGCATTCTGGCGGTTATTCCGTCAGGTTACACAGTCGGCTCTGTGTCTAATCCAACGCCAATTTCAATCGGAGCATCCGACATTCTCGCGTGTGAGATTGAAATATCAACCCAATACACACAAACTAACTAGGAGTAATTATGCCAACGACCGTCATCACCGGACGCGATCTAGTATTGACGATCGCTACCGTAAATTACGACGCACAAGCCTCATCAGTCATTCTTTCCAATGAGCACACCATCGAGACATTTCAGACTTTGGACGGCCGCGCCTACAAAGCGATTGATGATCAGTGGACACTCGAAGTCGAAATGCTCGCAGACTGGGGCGCATCAGGATCACTGTGCGAATCACTTTGGACAGCGTGCGAATCAGCACCAAATACCACTCTCGCTGTATCACTCACAGCTGTGACTGGCGCAGTATTCACATGCAATGTCTTGCCAGTGTTCCCGTCAGTCGGCGGTGCAGCACCGGACGCACAGACAGTGTCACTATCATTCACAGTAGTCGGTACACCTACCGAAAACTTTAGCTAAGAAGGAGATCGGGAGCATGAAAACAAACATCACAATTGAATACACATCGGGCGAGGTTGCCACTTATGTGGCAGCTCCGCCTGAGTGGTGCAAATGGGAAAACAAGACAGGCCACACCATTACGCAAGCTGCAGACAAGATCGGGATCTCCGATCTACTTTTCCTGGCATATCACGCCATGAAACGCGAAGCAGCTGGCAAGCCTGTTAAGCCTTATGAAGCTTGGATCGAGACAGTCTCGGACATTCAGACAGGCGAAGTCGAAAGCCCAAAAGTTACGCCGCTGGAAGCTTAAATCGCACGATCGTTGAGCTGGCAATAGCCACTCAAATCCCGATGAGCGAATGGCAGACGGCGGAGCAGATCATGACAGCGATCGAGATTCTGGAGAAGCGGAATGGCTAAAGCAGGCAAAGGCACACTTGCCATCACTGTCGAGCCTGTCGAATTTAGAAATCTGATCAGATTGCTTGGCTCATTGCCAAAAGAATCTCAGCAAGAGATCCGCGATCGAGCATTGCCACTGTCACAAAGATTTGCCGGACAATTGCTGCAATTTGCACAAGCATCTCGCACGCCAGTGGCCGTCAAGGTCGCTGAATCGCTTGCACCAAAGCGTGATCGATTGATCCGCGTCGATGTCGGTGGCACAAAGAAAGTCGGTCGCAAATACGGCGGCGAAAAGCGCAAGGGCGGCACAGTCGTCAAGCAAGGTCAAGCGGTTGCAGGCGCATTGCTTTGGGGATCTGAATACGGATCACATCGCGGCGTCGATCGTCGCGGTCGTGCTTACTCTGACAGATTCAAGGCTCCCTATAACAAGTCGGGCTATTGGATCAATCCTGCGATGGATTATTATTTGCCTATTATTGCTAGAGAATATGCACAGATGGTGCAGGATGTAGTGAAGAAGGCAGGGATGGACTGATGGCGATTCCAAAGGTCAAGATAACTTTTGACGCCGATCTCGATGGCTTACGCCGTGGCGTCAATGGTGCATCAAATGAAGTCTCAG